CCCTCGTCAATGTGACGGGGGTCCTGGTATAAATACCGGGAGTTCAGCCGGACGCGTAGTCGGGCTGTCGGAATTCCACCTTGGTTTGGTGGATTGTAGAGTTGTTAATGACAGCAAGCAATCCTCTGAGCCTACAACGGCTGAATAGAACTTAAGTGCGTCTTTGGCGCTTACCTTGATCTTCCAAGATCTCTGGCAAGCGCTGATTACGGATGACCAACGACCGAAACGGGTCGCGCCTCGGCACGATCTTATTATGGTCCTGGTCTTCCGTACATATGCGTGTGGAGTGAATTCGCGTTTGAGAATGGGCCACCATTCAGGGAGAAATCGTCGGAGTACACCGCTGTATCCCTTTGTCTTTATTAGGCTGAGGTATGCGGGTTGGTGCTTTATGGGCACGCGACCGCCCAAGAGATCATAGATTGCCAGGTGTGGCATTGATTTTCTCTTAAGTATCTTTTGCACTACAGGAAACAGGGTTCTTCGAACTTCTGCTCTCCTTATGTGCAACTCTGCTCTGATCTCGGTTGTTGATCGCTTGTATGTGACTAATGGAACGAATACTGGCTGACGCCGTCTTTTGACGGTCTCAGCTAGCATGATTGAAGTTATCACATCCTGGCAAGATACACCCGAGTCTTTCTGATTATGGTCCTCATCGAACGTTTGCAAGTTTCTCAAGTACTTTCGCAAGTCAGACTGGAGATTGGACGTCGGTCCTTCCTTTCTGGTGCTCGTTACACCGCCATGCCTGATATAGGCAATAGCAGTGAGAACGTCACATACAGCTCCTCCCCCACCCCCTCCTTGTGAGTGGCGACCGGGAGTATGGTAGCTTATTGCGGAATGAGATCTTGTTCGGAATAGGGCGGCTCGTACAGGTTTTGGTTGCTTACTGATTAGTGCTCTTGAGCACGCGTCAGCGCATCCGAACATGTCCCCTTTCGCTTCCGAGTTAACTCCACATGCTTCTGCGATTCTCAGACAAGGCTTTGCAGTTGCGAAACGACCACATCTTGATTTCCTCACTTGTCGTTCACAGAAGACCCCTCTCGGGCCTCTGAACGACTTTGAGATGTTCATTTTCAATCCTATCTCAACTGCTCCGCTCTCAAATCGGTCCATCGTCTCTCTAGTCCAGAGTCCAATCACGTCATCTCCACAGATGGCAAAGCTTCCCTCGGGCGCACCAGCTCTGTGCGCGTTCCAAGCATTGATAATACTAAGAACAACCCAACCGTGGCCTAAGCCCATGAATGCACCACATGTGGTCTTCATCGGAACTTCGGCTCCACCTTGTTGCTTGCTCTTCAGTAATGTCATAGGAACGCACACTTTTGCTACAGCCCGATCGTACCAACTCGGTACTGGAATATGCCTACCTAACTCCGTTAAAACGAGTCTGGAGGTAGAATTCGTGATTGGATCCGTAGACTTTGAGTAGTCACCGCTGTATAGATCCGTGCCTTTCTGCTTCTTATTCTTAAGCTTGACAGTGTGGTTCCGTAACATTGCCTTGGTAGCTCCTACTTTCTTAAGTACGGGCATTACTGCCTTGGTGATTGCACGTGTCACCCACACCATTGAGCTGTTGTGCATTGTTGCCATTCGAACCTTCCCTTGGGGGGTTCTAATCGGTAGCATTTGTACGACGGCTTTCTTATCAGCTAAAGCGTAGCGAAAGCAGTCCGCCTGCGAGGGTGTTGCGTCGATGAGTGGTCTTCCAATCATCTCACGTAGCTCTTCCTCAGTAGCGATGTG